AGTATTATCAATATCAATATTACCCATAGCTCTTAACATTCTCAATTGATTAAATTTTGAAGTTGCTAAACTTGCACTAACACTCACCATTTTTTGTATATTTCCATCAAACCAAGCATTTGTACCTAATTTATCAAAATCGGTTAATATAACACTAATTTCGTCACTTTGTACAAAAGCTAACTTAGCACCTTGAATATTTTTACACATATAACAAGCTACATCATCCATATCACCAATTAAACCCAAGTCAAAAGGTTTTTCTAAACCACGGGTATATGTATGAAATGCCTTTCCATCCACACGTATAATCGTATAGGTTTTTCTGGGTAATAAAAACCTCGTTCTATTCTCATAAAACTCTTTCATTCTATCACCCAAGCTATCTTTTTTATTTCCCATAAATAAATTTATTTTTTACGTTTTTTCTTTTTTATTGTTACATTAGTTGGTTTATTACGAACTTTACGTTTAAAACCAATTAAATCATAATCTTTGACAACAATTTTATTTGAATTCCCATCGGTTTTAACTATCCAACCTTTTGGTAATACATTACCATCATAAAAATCACCCTCTTTCATACTAAAGATTAATAATCAGTTAACGTTTATTTTTCACTATTATTATTTTTTTGTAATATATCAACAATTATGAATTTTATATATTCTATATTAATTCATAGATGATTTATTTTTAATTAAATAAAAATAATATTACCTTCTTTATGATATACATTGTCAGAATCTAACATTTTCATCCATTGTTCTTTCGTAGCTTTAAAGCTTGCGAAAGTTGATGCGTTTATAGAACACCACTCACAAAGTTCTTCAAAGGTTTTAAATACTGGTGAACTTGGCGAACCCTCGGTTGTTGTTTCCCATAGTTGAAATCCTTCCCCTGTTGGTGGTTCGTAATCTTCCCAACTTTCGTATAATTCTTTTGACTTTGGATGTTGCCAATTTTCACCCTCTCCACCACAAACAGAGCATAAGTGTGACTTACCATCTCTTTCCAACCTTGCTTTAATAACAGTTGAACGGTTAATAGAATCATGACCAAATGTTTTAAGATTCCATTCGTTAACTTCATCCGGTGTTGGAACGTATCCATTATTAAATGGTAACCACGAGTTACCACCGTCTTCAATCTTTTTCCTTATGATTTCTTTATGTTCATCATTTAATGGAATACGTGTAAAATCCCAAAGTCTATCATCATCAATTAAAGCCTGTACATCTTCTTTTGTTAGGTTATTATTCCATGCGTTTGCATTAAAACTAGCACCTTCTCTAAAGGGGTTTGGTTTCCGATTTTCATTATTATGCCAACCATACCATTCATCTTCGTAGGCTTTATATTCTTTACTCCATCCAAGACCTTGGCAATGTTTACATTCATGTCTTGGGTGTGGATTTAAATAACCACACCAAACTTTTCCTATTTCCCAATCAAAATCTATTGGTACTCGTTTCATTGTACGACCCATAAATGTTATATTTTTAAGTTATTAATCTAAACGGATTGTGCTACCTTTAAACCATCCAGAACAAACAGTACCAGTAACTATTCTTGAACTATCCGGAGAATATGCCTTAAATCTTGTTTTAAAAACATCATCATCCGAACCATCAAACCAAGCATAACCACCCACATCAATTGGGTGGTATCCTGAATCTAGTAGGGCTTTTTTAGCTGAACTTTCATTTGTGCACGAAAAAATTGTTATAGTAAACACAGTAATTATTATTAAAAATTTCATATATTTATTTTTTTTTATAATTAATTAAATAATTTTGTGAAACTATCTTTATCTAAATTAGATATTGAGAAATCATAATCAGATTCTTCAGATTTATCCACCATCTCTCCACCTAATAACTTAACTAGTTTATTAAATGAATATGGTTTGTTCCATTGTTGGTAAAGTGCCTTGGTTGAAATATCTGATACTCTTGAACTACCAATAACATTCGAATGACCAGAACCAAAATTTAATAATACAAAACATTGTCTGTCTTTTTTAGGTATTATGATACCCAAAGTTGTTTGTTTTTGTACCGAAGTACATTTAACCTCAGCAAATAAGTTATTTGGGTTCAT